TGCTGGTGACGCCGAAACTAACTAAATATATTCCCCATGTGCCAACGCCGAAACAAACGGCATTTCTGTTGCTTCCCCACATTGAAGCCTTCTACGGTGGGCAGCCAGGCGGGGGCAAAAGTGACGCACTGCTGATGGCGGCGCTACAATATGTGGATGTGCCAAACTATGCCGCCATCTTGTTTCGGCGCACCTACAAGGATTTGGCCTTGCCTGGCGCATTGATGGACAGGGCGCACAGTTGGCTGCAAGGCACGGCAGCGAAGTGGGATGAGCAGGATAAGCGCTGGACATTTCCGAGCGGCGCAACGCTGAGCTTTGGGTATCTGGAGAACGAAAAAGACAAATACAGATACCAAAGCGCAGAATTTCAATTTGTGGGCTTTGATGAAACCAGTCAATTCTTTGAGACGCAATACACCTACCTATTTAGCCGTTTGCGCCGCTTGGCTGGGTCGGTTGTGCCATTGCGCCAACGCAGTGCCAGCAATCCGCCCACATCCGCAGATGGGCAATGGGTCAAGAAACGTTTTGTGTTGCATCGCACGGCCAAGCGGCCTTTCATACCGTCGGGGCTTGATGACAATCCATACCTTGACAAAGAAGAGTACCTAAAAAGCCTTGAGAATCTAGATGAAGCAACACGCAATGCCCTGTTTGACTGGTTTGCCAGCGTTGAGGGCTTGGTCTTCAGCAATTTCAACGATGCCAACTTGACACTTGAAGAGCCGAATGGCCGTGAGCCGGTTGTGCTGGCCATTGATGATGGCTACTTCCCAGATCCAAGGGCAACGCTGTTTGTACAGACCAAGCCAGGCTATCTGCTGATTTTTGATGAGTTATATCAGCATAGAACGCTTGAAGAGCAGACGGTGAGGGACATTCAAGCCAAGCTCGCCGAGCATAAGGTGCGCACACCGCAAGCCGCAGCGGTGAGCCATGAAGCACCGCAGTTGCGGGCTAGGCTGACCACGGCAGGCATTGCGGCGCATAGCTGGTTGCAGAGTAGAGCAGGGAACGGCAGCACCCGCGTGGCGGCAATCAAGCTGTTGCGCTCGCTCATCTGTGATGCGCAGGGGCAGCGCATGATTATGATTCACCGGCGCTGCAAGAACTTGATTTGGGAGATCACCGAGGGTTACAGATACCCAGAGGGTAAGCATAGCCCCGACGATGAACCCGAAGACGGCAATGATCACGCCTGTGAGGCGCTAGAAGGATTGACCTGGATGCTATATGGCGGCAAGGGTAAACCGCAAAAACCAAGGAGCAGAGCATATTGATCGACATTACACGCCTTAGCCCAGCAGAGCTTGACCGCTTTATCCATATCCAGAGCGTCATTGCGCGCCAACAAGAAGACGCCGACAAGGTGAAGGCGGCGCGCGACTACTATAAGGGCGATCACCCGGTCATGCTCACCCAACGCCAACAGGAGTTCTTGGGTAAAGACCTGACAAGCGGAGATTATCAATTCAATCATAACCTGGTCAAGGTTGTAGTTGATACCTTGCGCGAGCGTCTTAATGTCACTGGCTTCACTGTAAATGGCCGCAGCGCAGAGGACAGCGATAATGCCGATGGCAAGCTTGCGGCCATGCTTTGGCAATGGTGGAAGCATAACAAGCTTGAGAGTCAGCAGATTCGCCTCTATCGCCGTGCGCTCAGGGATGGCAAAAGCTACGTCATGGTTGATTATGACAATGACTATGCGCGGCCACGCCTAACCATGCACGAGGTGGACGATGGCAGTACGGGCATTGTGCTGCACCGTGATCCGAGTGATGAGAATCGCACGCTCTTTGCGTCTCGCTACTTCTTCACGTTTAATCCACTCGAACCTGGCAAAACTGGCATTGAGCGGAAGACGGTCTATTTACCTGGTGAGATTCGCAAGTATGAACGCACGAGCGCTATCAATTTGACAGGCAGCGAAATGGCATGGCGCCCAATCATGGATGACGGCGATTTGGCATGGCCGCTTTCGTGGTATGACACGCAAGGCAAACCGCTGGGCGTGGCTACGATTGAGTTTGCAAACCCTGGTGGCAGTGAGATTGACAGCATCGCAGGCTTGCAGAATGCGCTGAATAAGGCTTGGCTAGACCTCATTGCAGCGGCGGATGCTAGCGGCTTTCCGATTCTCACGGCAAATTATCGCGACCCGCAGCCGATGCCGGGCAGCATTACCGACGATGATGACATCGAGGGCAGCGATGAATTTATCATTGCCCCTGGCCGGCTGCTTGAGATTTTCGGCGGTGAAATTAAACGCATTGAAGCAGCAAACCTTGAACCGATGATGCGCAGCATTTGGTCTATTGTGGACGCCATCAGCGGCTTGTCACGCACGCCTCAGCAGTACTTGCGCCCCTTCCCCGGCATTGACATTCCTAGCGGTGAAGCGCTGAAGCAGCTTGAAGCCGGTTTGGTAAAAAAGGCAGAAGAACGGCAATTGTTATTTGGTGAAGCGTGGGCTGATGTGATGGGCCTAGCCTACCGAGTGGCGCGGACGTTTGGCAGTGGTGTGCCTGATGTGGGCAATGATCCCGTGATTGGTGTGCAGTGGGCCGATGCCAACACACGCATGGAAGCGGTCGAGGCTGGCGTTGCGAAAATCCACAAAGACCTTGGCGTGCCTGATGAGGCGGTGTGGGCTAAGGCTGGCTACTCGCCTGATCAAATTGCGCAATTCAAAGAGAATGCACGGCTACAACGAGCGCAGGAGATTGCGACGATTGCGGTGGCGGCGCGTGTTTCGCCAAGCAACACGGCGAATGGGCAGCAGGGTAATCAGCAGCAAAATGGGCAACAGCAGCCGGGGGTAACGCAATAAAGACTATCTGTGTTCAAATCGGCAACAGTGACAACAAGTTAAGCCAGTTAGAATGGTCTATATTTGTTCAGCATGTAGACAGCGCAATAAGGCAATTCGCCACAGATGTTTATTTTTTCGGTGGAGCGGCGAATTGGATGCCTTGGCAAAATGTTGCTTGGGTATTTTCTTGTCAGGATATTCAAGCGCTAAAGGATGTACTATACATTGAGCGCTTGGGATTCAAACAGGATTCTATCGCTTGGCTAGAAGGAGAGACGCAGTTCATATGATCATTCCCACCACTGTTAAAATCGGCCATGTTGAATATGCCATCAAAGAAAACCCGCGCTATAAGGGTGAAGGCTTGGTTGGACAGATCATGTACTGGGAATCAGTAATTGAATTGCAGCCCGACCTTTCGCCCTATATGCAAGAAGTCGGTCTATGGCACGAGATGTTTCACGCCATCCTCCTGCAAGGCGGCTTTCGTGAGCATGACGAGCGGTTGCTAGATGTGCTGGCTTACGGGGTTATTAGACTATTGCAGGATAATGAATTTTTAAGGGGTAAGGCATGAATTCCAACGACATGCGTGATAAGTTCTTTTGTTGGCTTGCATGGCTACTGCCACGGCGCTTGGCGTACTGGGCAGCGATTCGGGTATACACATGGGAAGCGCTCACGGCAAATTAGCCTATCGTGAAGTGGGGACAATCACCGTGCAAGAAGCAATTGAGGTTTGGCCTAAATGAACCCTGACGTAATCACGGCGCTCTTGAATGCTGGGCTAATCGACACGGCGACCGCTGACATTATGCGCCGTCAGCAAGATGACGTTGCGGCACGGGCCTGGGCTGAAACGCTGGTCAACGAAGCAAGCCAAGCGGGGCTATCAGCGCAGCAACAGCGCTTGCTTGATTTGGTAGCGTCCACAGAGGGTAGACCGACGGCGGCGCAACTCAGCGCTTTCTGGGCTGGCGAAAATGGCCTACTGTGGCAAGCGCTTGAATCAGCTATTACCCAAGTAGCAACCGAGCGAGCCGCCTTTGCCGCGGTCACAGCAGGCGGCATTGACACGTTTGCTTTGGTGAATCAGCAGGTGATTCAATGGGTAGAGAATTACTATGTCAATGGCTCCGACGTAGGCAGCGTGGGCAGCTTGAACCAAACCAGCCGTGCGCAGTTCGCTGAAGCGTTCACCCGTTGGCAACGGGGCGACGTGCCATTCAGCCAAGCAGAAGGACTTGATGGCCTCATTGAATTGTTAACGCCCATCTTTGGACCAAACAGGGCCGACATGATTGGCATTACGGAAACGACACGGGTCTTTGTTGAAGCACAGCGCTTGGCAGAAGCCAACAACCCTTACACCGTGGCTTTTCGTTGGCTGACTAGTGCTGATGAAGCCGTTTGCCCTATCTGCGGGCCGATGCATGGCCAGGTGCGGCGCAAGAATCAAGGCTATGCTGGCGGCGTGGATCTGCCGGCGCATGTACGTTGCCGGTGCCACGAGGTGCCAGAGACGGAGGCGACGCTACGTCAACCGTTACCGCCTGAAGAAAGGTTTGTGTTCAATGACTGATTGCATCATCATCATCGAACGTATTAAATTGCGTTGTTGGTTAGAATCTTTCTATGTTCCGTCTGAGGTTGCTTGCTGGGTGGCAAGACATTTGCCAGCATGGGCTTTGCCAGCGGTGTTGTATTATCGGCTAAAAAGGCTTAACGATGCCCCTTAGCATTGACATTAATGACAGCGAAGTGCGGCAGATGCTGGCCAGTTCACCGGCCAAGCTTGACCGTGCTATGCGTGGCGGCATGAATGATGCGACGGCGCTGCTTCTGCGTGACTTGCAGACGTATCCTCCCCAGCGTACAGGCAGCAGCTATGTTCGTACTGGCACGTTACGCCGTTCTTGGAGTCGTGACATTGACGGTCAAGGCTTGGCCATGCGGGGCATTGTGGGCAGCAATGAGAATATGGCGCCCTACAATAGAATCGTTCAGGACAGCGAAAGGCAGGCGCCCATTCACCACGGGCTATGGACCAACACGGTGCAGAATGTGGTCAGTCGCAATGAAACTACAATTCAGGATATGTTCGAGGCTAGATTTAGAGCGGAGTTTGGGGAATGATCCAACAAGAAACACAAAATGCCCTATTGAATCCAGAGAAAAAGCATGATACAATTCTCATTAAGCGCTCAGACCTCGAAAACGAACATCGGCAGCTATTGAGTCGCATACAGTATCTTAGACAGCTACTTGGCTATGCGCCATTGCCCACGGGCAGACAGCAGCGTCTAGAGAACGCTAAAAAACCTGAATTAGCCTAACGGTGTATCACCTGGCGGCGATTGACAGAGCAATCTGTTGATCGCCGCCTTTTTTATTTCCTGAAATTCACTATGGCCACAACCAAGACCGTAAATACCAACGTAAACGACTATGCCCGACCGGTCACACGCAAGGGCAACAAGAAAAATGTTTACCCTTTCAATCAAGTGAAGGTTAAACCGAAGCAATCATCTAATCAGTAAAGGACTAAGCGAGATGCTTATCAACAAATGGAACTGGCGTGATGCCGGAATGTTTTACGAAGCTGACACCAGCGGAGCCGGTGAAGGCACAAGCACAACAAGCGAAGGTGACGCGATGTCACCGGAGCAACTGCAAGCGGAGTTAGAACGCACCAGAGCAGCCCTAAAAACTGCCAACAAGGAAGCGGCGGAGCGACGGAAGAAATTGGAAGAAATCGAGTCCAGCGAAGCCAAGCGCAAGGAATCTGAGCTTTCCGAGGTGCAACGGGCAGCGAAACGAGCAGAAGAAGCGGAGAAGTCGC